TGTCACCGCTACCGTCAGGCCAGAGCCAACGGACACCACCAAGCCATTGCTGAAGTTAATGTAGCCAGTCAACACGCCATAGGTGGCCGGGACATACATGATCTGGTTTGAAGTTGCCGCCCCCGCCGTCGTGGCCGAGTCGTAAACCATGCCGGTGGCGCTGCTGTGGCCGGTGACGGAAATGTTGTAGAGCCGCCCTGCCCCCGTGTAGACCAGCAAGGACGTAGCCCCCGCAGTGCCGTCAATAACCTTGGTGGCCTGCCCCCAGATGCCATAGGCGTTGAGGCGGTTGATGGCGACAACACCGTTCTTCTGGGTTGTCAAAATGTCATCTAACGAAGCCATCAGAACTTCCCATCCGGCATGAGCCGATACCGCATCGCGCCCATGCGCCAGAAACTGCCGACGTCACTGCTTTGCACCTTGATCGACACGAGGCGACCACGAAGGCGCGGCGTCAGGTAGGTTGTCGCCTGCGTCATGTTGTAGGGACCAAAGACCCGAGGCGTTTGACCCGGATAGTCAACAACATAGAACGTGAGCTGCAGCGTGGCCGACTGCACGCCGTTGAAATCGCCCCACTTGAAGTCCGGCCAGACCTGGTCGATGAAGGTCTGCATGTCGCCGTCTTGCAGCGTGAAGTATCCGGTCTGGAAGCTGCTGGTCATGGCCTGACCATCGGCGTCGTTTGATGTCTCGTGCTGGTAGATCAAACCGGTTGGATCGGTGCCAATCGGCGGCCCCAGGACGGATTGATTGATCCACGCTGTGCGGGACAGTGAGCCGTAATCCCACTGCTGCAGCACGGTGTTATACTTGGCGTAGGCTGCAATCTCGCCGCCACTAGACGTCGTCGGGTAGTACCACGTCACCTCGTTGAAGTACGAGTTGACCGCAATCCTGATCTTGCTGGCGTTGGTTGCGTCAATCTGCTGGTAGATCACATCCCAGATCGAACAGACAAGCGGCGCGACGCCGCTGCTGGAGAACGTATAGAACTGGTTCTGGCCCATCCAGTATGTGACACCATTGAGGTTCGCCGCCGCCTTGCGCCCAATGAGGCCGCATCCCGTGCCGATCTCGTTGAATTGGTAGATGTTGGGCTGGCCGACATACTGCATGGCCCACAGGCCAAGGTCGGTCCACACAAGGCCCTGTTGCGGTGCCTGTATGCAGCCGACGATCTTTGAGCCCTTTGGCAGACGGTACGATCCAGCCTGGTTCTGAAGCTGCGCCGCCCAGACTGTGTAGTTGTTGATGTCGCACCAACGGATCAGCAAGGGGTCCTGGATGCCGTTGAACGTGCTGCCCCACGCCACGATCTGGCGCTGTGGCATGGCGACGAACACGCCATCGTTGGCAACCGGAGCCTGCGGTATGACCTGCGCGGTCGGCAAATTGACTTGCGGCGACCATTGGTAGATGGGACCACCGACCGGGCAGGCAATAAGCGTGTCGCCCCAGTTATCAAGCGTCCAATCTGTGGCCGTGATATTCGTGCCGGTAGCCGCCGTAGGCGTCAAGCCGGAACCATATCCGCCCGTGCCGTAACCGTTGACGCCGTAGCCGCTATTCTTGGGCAGCGGACCGTAGCTGATGTAATAAACGTAGCGCGCATTGCCGCCGTTAATAGTCGCGGAAGTGCTGGATGTTGCCGCCGTCGCCGCCTGTATGGTGAAATTGTTGGCGTCCGTTACGGCGGTGACGGTGTAGTTGCCGTACAAGGTGATGCCGCCAACAGCCGTGGAAATAAGGACCGGATAGGTATTCCCAACGACATAGCCGTGATTGTTCAGGTTGACGTTCACAGTCGAAAGACCTGACGTTGACGTGAACACCGCGACAGCGCCGCCGGTCGTGGCCGACGTTGGGTACACCGGGTTGCCAATCGCATCGGTCAAGGCGATCTGGTAAGTATTGGCGCCGACTGGAATGCACGAATACAAGCCAAAGATAATGACGCCGCCCACGCTGATATGCGCGGGAATGAACACGGCGTCGTAGGCCGTGATGTTGCTGCCCGTATCCGTGATCGTGACAATGTTGGATGTAGTCGTCGTCGTCACGCTGACGGCAACATTGTCCGTCTTTATCTGCGGCGTCAGGTTGCCGGCGCTGCCGCCCGTGATGACAATGAGCGGAGCGCCGACGCCTGGAGACGTTGAAGTCTGGCATCCTATGGCCAAGTAGCTCTTACTGTTCGTGTCCTCCCACGCCCACAGGGCGCGGGGAATGGCGTTGAGGGCGGTTGGGTAAAAGCGGGTCCAGCCGCCCAGCTTCTGTGGCAAGCCAAGGCCCTGCCGGTCGGGGACAAACCTGATGAGCTGGCTGTAGCTGAGGGCCGCCTCGTTCAACGCCGGCGTGCGGTTCTCGTCAACTCCCGGTATGAGCTTGAGCGTCGCATGCACGTTCGCCTACCCTCTCGTCGGGGTCGCAACAACGGCAGGCGACATCGAAGTCCAGCCGCCAGACTGAAACTTCTTGCGGAACTCCTCAACCGTCGCGCTCTTAAGCAGCGTCTGGTACTGGCCTTCATAGTTTGCGGGCATGGCCGGGTCGTTGGGCTGCGTCGATGCCAACGCAAAGTTGCGCTGGTATCCCGAGATGTAGACCATCGATGCCATGATGAAGAGGTCCGGCAGGTAAAGGCTGATGTAGGTCGTCGTATTGGTCGCAGACAGCGACGCCGGCCTGATGGTGCCGACAATCTCGACTGAATAGTTTTGGTCAGGCCACGGTCCCACGATCATCTGGTAATCGCTGATCATGGCGAAGTATTGCGGAACGGTGGTGACTGAACTGTTGGGGTAAGTGTAATCCAAAAAGTTTTTCGTCGTCGGCAGGAGCGGGTTGCGCGTGCCGTATGTGGGATCGGATGTGCCAACGGGGGTGATGACATTGATGTCCTGCACCGTGACAAACGTACCCTGCGGGAAACTGAGATTGCGCGAGTTCGCAGTCAGCGAGTAGCCGGTCTGCGGCGTCACGGTTGAGAGGAGGTCAAGGTCGCGGTAAATGCGGTTTTCGGCGTAAGTGATCATTGCCGGCAGGATCGTGACGTAATCCGTGTTGCCCGGATCAACGACAGTCAGTTCCGCAATCTGCGTGACGTATTGCGAATAGGTAAGGCCGGTGGTCATTTGGAAGCGACCCCTTTGAACTTCTCAAACGAGCGCAGCGCCCCCATTCCCAGCATGCCGATCATAAGCTGCCAAAGGTTATCGTCGAGCTTTGGGGCGTTAAGGAGGCGCGTGACAACCTCTGCCGAGTAAAAGGACGCAACATAAATGCCTAATGGCAAAAACAGATATTGGTAGAATAGAGACAAGCCGCAAATCCAACCGACAAATGGGCGCCAACCGCTGACAAACAGGTTAGGGTTAGATGCCTCCGCCTCATTGACCTTGAGTTGCGACAGATCGGCAGACTGCAGCGCCGAGATGAGCTGCAAAGAGAAGGCATTGCGCGCGTTGGGGTCGGGGATCAGCCGATCCAATACCGGACCAAGCGCGCCGAGCAGGATGGTGACCAGTGCGGGCACTACTTCACTCCCGCGAGGGCTACGCCCTCTGCAATCTCGTTGCTTTCATACGGCATGCCAGCACACTCGACGCGGATGATGCCGTCGATGATCGCCTCCATGACCTTTGGGTCGCGGATTTCAATAGGCTCGTCCGGGCTGCAGGCAAGTCGTGACGCAACCTGCGCCACATATGCTTCGGTATTGTTCTCGTTTGGCGGTGCCCAACGCTCAATGTATTCGCGAATGGTGTCGCAGCCGAGGCGGTCGTGATAGGCCAGGAGGTTCTTTGCCATGGCGCGGATGCCCATGACGGCATTCTCAAACACGCAGAAGCGCCCATGCGTCATTTCCATGCGCTGCATGTCGTTCTGGCACATGGCGACATCGCGGATTTCGCCGTTCCACGGCGGCTCGCCCCGGTCCATGTTGCCGGGGTTGTTGTTCAGGTACCCGCGTGTTTGCTTGGGGGCGATCATCTGGCCAGCCGCGAGACAAGGGTGCCGAGCAGGAATGCCCCGAGCAGGAAAAGAACCAGGATGCGGTTCGCGAGGAACAGGGTCTTGATCTTCTCAATCATTTGTCCACCTTCTCGTCGAGCTTGTCGGAGATGCGTTGCAGCATGCTCTCGATGCGCTTCATGGTGTCAGAGAAATCGACCTTGCTGACGTAGGTCTTCGGGAGATCGACCTCGATCTCACGCACATCTTTCTGGAGCGACTGAACGGCGTACCACACCTGACGCGCAAACCAGCCAATTGAGGCCAGCACTGCTGCCAGCCCGACGTTGATGAGAGTCTGCGCGTCAAGCATGGTCGTCGTCTTAGTTGATGTTCGGAGCGGCCTGATCAGCCGGCGGTGGCGGCGGCACGAACTGCGCGTCGCCCTGGCCCTTGATCTTACCGATCAGGGTGGCGACTTCAGCAAAGGGCCGCATCCCAAGTGCGTTCAGGACGTAGTTGACCTCGCCGGCGGTCAGGTCGAGTTTGATCGACTGGTCAAGCGGGTTCACGGTTTCATCTGCCATTCTGTCCTCCTTAGACGTTAGAGCCACTATTGTACCACATCACGAAAGACCAAGAAGAGCCTTGAGGTCCGCTATCGTCAGGCCCGCTGCGGCCAGCTTCTCGGCGGGGGTGGGCGGCTGATCCAATTTTGCAATCGCGGCGTCAATCTGGTCCTGCGTTGGGGGAACAAAGCCCGGAGGCAGCGGGTCGTCGTAGCGGACGTTGGCGAGCGTGCCATCCACGTTCGCAAAGTTGAGCGTGGGATAGAGTGAT